ATATTCTCGATACTTGGGCTGAGGCTTGTCCAATTGAGCAGTTTGTCTTCAAGATCTTCGAGATGGCGCTTAAATGGAAGTTAACTGAAATTCATGTAGAGGCAGTTGCTGCTCAGAAGTTTCTCTTGTATCACTTGCGCTATTTCATTGAGCAAGAAAAGGTAAATCGTCCAGAGCTTACGAATCTACGAATCGTGGAACTCAAGTGCTCCCAGGCAGCGAATGCTAAATTTGAACGCATTGATGCTACGGTTCCCGTAGTAGAACGACATGAAGTCTGGATCAATGCTACTACATCAGATAACTTCAGGGAAGAAGCTGAAGCTTATGGACAGAAGAAAGGGCTCATTGATCTCCTGGATGTATTCGGGCACTCAATGAATCTCTGGAAATTCGATACTGTCACGGAAGATGAGGTTGAGGATTTCCTCTCTCGACGTCTTGCAATATATAAAAGGGGTGTAGGGAGAATGTCCTAGGGGGTATACCAGGAAATGACAAATCAGGAAGAGCGGGTGGATAAGCTCTACATGGATATGTATATAGGGGAGGGAAAGTCAAACCCTCCTATGACGACACGGATCTCCCTTCTGGAGGATCAGATGGAAAAGATTAACCGGAACCTAGCAAGAATAACGTGGCTGCTTGTAGCTACGCTGTTAGCCGCTATCGGCGATCTTATTACGAAAGGAGTTCGATAATGCTTTCGTTTCTGACGAGTTCAACCTTTACAACTGGCGTTGAAGTATATCTTGCTTTGATGCTCTATAGTGCTCTTGTGCAGAACTTGCCAAATCCCTCTACTTATGGAGGTGTATGGTATAAAGCCGTTTACGGCTTTCTTTCAGTTCTTGCGAGTGATTTTAAATCCTTCGCAGCTTCTCTTCCCTCAAGCGCAGCGAATCCTCAGCTCAGCGGCCTTATTCAAAGTGCTTCCGCTACGATCACAACCACAGAATCTACCAGCGCTGCTGGAGAAACAAAGTGAGGTTTTAAAAATGGCATCTTTTGAATCAGTACTTTCACACATTGGGCATGACATGAAGGTTTTCTTTACCGGAGCAGTGAAAGTTGCTCAGGCAGCAGAACCTTTCGTGGATATTATGCTCCCTGGAATTTCAACCCTGTATAATACTACCGTAACTGCAATAGCGCAAGCAGAGACAGCATCCATTGCAGCGGGGGCGCAGAGTGGTTCAGGGGCGCAGAAACTGGCTTTCGTAGTCTCAGCTATTGATGCTGATTTCCAGGTTTATGCAAAGGCTCAGGGGATTACATATAATAGCACCGTGGTAGAGAGCTACGTCAACGCCGCAGTAGCTACTCTTAATGCGCTTCCTAAGGCAACAGTTTAAGAAGGACAAGAGATGCCATTTCCAGCTCCGAAGAAAGTATCAGATGTTTGGTCGAAAGAGGAGTGTGATGATTTACACTCCTTTATTCGAACGAGGGTCAAGACGATTGATGATAAACTAGAGACCTTTCGCTCTGATACTTTACCGGAGTATGTGAGGCTCTATAAGGGACTTCCGAAAGAGAAGGAAGCGAATTTCCCTTGGCCCGGCGCTGCTAACTTGGTTGTGCAGCTTATCGGAACGTTCTCCGATGAGTTACTTGCTCGTGTTATGGGAGGGATTTATCAATACGATCCCCTTTTCCCTGTAGCCTTGAGCGGGGATAATCCCTCGATGGAGGGAGAGGAGATGAAGCGTGCCTTGGAACGTTTCCTCATGGATGAATCTTATGATCCTGATTCTCTAGATTTATACCGGACGGAGAATGCTTTTTACTCCAGCGCTATTCGATATGGGACTGGAGCAGTTTCTTTCCCGTGGGAATACGATGTGCAAAAGGAGTATGTTTATATAGGAGGAGGAACTTCCGAGAAGGATGCTGTTCGACATGAGTTCAAGGAGACTGTTCGGAGGGATGGCCCACATCCGGAGATAATTCCACTTAATAAATTTGGAATTGACCCTAGAACTTCTTGTCTTGGGAATGCGGATTTCTTCTTCCATATTGAGACTCTTGATTATTGGAATCTCAAGAATCTCCCAGGGAAAGATCCTTTTGTTTCTACTGAGGATGTAGCAAACGTACTTAATGCCCCTGATCGCACGGAGCATGATGAGATGCAATCTGTTACGGCAGATGAACTTGGGCTCTCGACCTCTTCGACGTATAAGGGATCAGCTGAGTATGATATATACAAATGCTACCTGACGTATCAAAAGGGGAATGAGAGTTACTCCTTGATGGCGAAGTATAATAAGAGGACGAAGAAAGTCCTCTATGCTATCTTTAACTTCTATCCATCGAATGATTTCCCAGTAGAGGATGTGAAGCTGGCTTATGATGAAGAGAGTTACTTCGGATATGGCTACGCGCAGATGCTTCGAGCGTATCAGAAGGAGCTGAGTCAGAATTCTAACTGGCGTACTAATAATCGTAACATGGCTATGATGCAACTTTTAAGAGTTGATCCTCAGTCAAAGCTCTCCTCTATTCTTCAAGTCTTCCCAGGTTGTATGATTCCTGCGAAGGATGGGGAGGTAGAGGTTCTTAAAACTGGAGCTGATGTAGGGTACTCTAGTGAAGCAGATCAATTTATCATGGCTTGTGCGAAGGAGAGGGCTGGAGTAGATCCTGCTATCGGGGGAACAGGTGGGGGTATGGTTAATAACAAGCGCGGGATTTACTCCGCTTCTGGAACCTCCATGATGCTCCTGCAACAGAATAACAGGAATAATCTTCGCATGTCGGATATGAGAAGTGCTCATATTCGTATTGCGAAGAAGCTAGTAAACATGTACGCGAACTTCGGGATTGGTCCGAAGTTGAGGAAATATGGAGATGGGGCTGATAGCCTTAAAGCAGCGCTCTCCGCATACAAAACTGAATCTCTAGGCTTCCGTCTTCGCCCAGCTAGTGCCTCGAATAACCGGGAACTTGAGAGACAGAATGATATTCTCCTCTCAAGTTCCCTTGCTGGATTCTACGAACGAAGTGCACAGATGATTCAGGCGGCAATTACACCCAACTGCCCGCCTCAACTCGTAGAATTCTATAATCAAACCCTCCTGGCAAATAATGCCTTGTTCAAGGGAATTCTCAGGAATTTCAACCACGATGACGTAATGAGGTTACTGCCGAAAGTTCCTCAGTTCCCGTCACCGCAAGGAGCATCTAGTGGACAATCTGGAGGGGCTGGTCGACAAGCTCCCGGCGCTCAAGGAGCTGTACCGGCTGGAGGAGTTCAAAGTCCTGGAGGAGTTCCTTCGATCCCTCCGGAATGATTTCTACTCACAGCTATTAGCGGTTAAGGTTACTACCGAGGCTGTTCCTCAGATAGCAGCCTTAACCGCGCAGCTTAATCTTATAGCTTCTCTCTACGAGCTTCCAAAGCTTGTAGAAGCAGCGAAGATTAGGATGGAAGAGTTCAAGAAACTCCAAGCTCAACGTATTACTTCACAAAAGGATTAGAATACAATGGCAATGGAATGGTGGCAGAGAGCTAAGAAGGAGGAGCCTGTAGAGCCAGAGGCTCCTAAGGAACTAATCGAAACACGAGCAAAGGTAGAGGCCCTTGACTCTCGAATGACTGAGATGCTCAATGGGCTGTCTGCTATTTCAAACTCCATCGCTACGGATAAAGCGGAAAAAGAAGCTGAGAAGACCGCGCGAGCAGAGGCTGCGAGAAGAAAGCAGGTTGAGGATGCAAAGCTCTCTCCTGAAGATCTCGCCGCAAATATGTTCGCTGATCCAGAGGGAACGGTTAAGAAATTGACTGATCCTCTGGCGGTTGAACTTATGGAAATGCGAGCGAATAACGTCCGAAGAGAAGTCTTCGAGGATACTGAGAAGTATGAGTACTACACAGGGGATTTTAAAGCGGAAGTTGATAAACTCCTGGCAGTTCAGCCTCTTGCTTTTCGGAATAATCCCGCTTCTGTTGAGAATGTGTATTATAACGTTCTAGGTAGGAAGCAGAAGGAAATCGCAGAGGGAAAGTTGAAGAGTCGTTTTGCTTCTTCCACTGGGGCTACTTCTTCTAGTGGTAAGGTAGCTGGGAATGAGGACACGTTTACCATCGAGGTTGATGATAATATCCGCAAGGCTGCAAAGCTTGTAGGGATGAAACCTGAAGAGTATGCGGCTCTCGTAGCTACGGAAGCGAAGGAAGGAAATATCGCGTATGTCTAATATCCCAAATGTTCAAACGATGGAGAACAAGGAGGCTGTAGCTAATATCAAAGTTACAGCCTCGGTAGCGCAAGCTGCTGCTCAGAGTAAGACTAATCCCCTTGCAGATCTCCCCACGGATGTAGTAGCTGAGCTTCTTGAGAAGTTTAAAGAGCTTAAAGCTACGAATGAGGCGCTAGCTGCTAAGGTGGCGGCCTCCTCTCCAGCGGCTCCTTCTAAGAAGACTTCTCCTCCTCAGATTGATTGGTCGAAAGTCTCAGAGGCGGATATTTTTACAATGGATATCCCAGTTCCTACCATTGAACATGCACTTGAGACTTATCTTGATGTTTATCTAGCAGATAAGAATTTCGTCGCAAGATGGGTACATAAGAACCAGCATAACATTGGTCCGAAGTTGAATGCTGGGTATACATTCGTAACGAAAGAGGATCTTGATCCTAACAAGGCTCACGCACTTAACTTCGATACGAATGGGCATTACTCCTTTGATGATGTAATTTGCCTCAAGATTCCGAAGCAGATTTACTTCCCAAAGATTAAAGCGAACTCAAACAGAGCTACTTCTGTTCAAAGAGGGAAGGAAGTTCGACAGCGACAATCGAATCAGGATATCGACGTCGAAGCCATCTCTGATAATCCATATGTGAACGCAGCTCAGCAGCGAGGTTCTTTGCAGTTCTACGAGCCCTCCGCGCCGTCACTAACAGTAGCACAACAGGTTGGATAACATCACGTTAATAGAAAGGTGGTAACCAATTGGCAGGGCCGAATCTCACAAATCATCTCCCTATCATTTGCGTTCAGAATCGAGCGAATACTGCTCCTCTTACGAATGCAATGGCTGAAGCTGCTTCGCAGACTTTTCAGTTTGGAACTCCAGTATATATCAACTCCTCCGGTTACGTCGCAGCTTGGCCTAACCTAGCTTGGACGAATGCAATTCTCGGAATCGCGGAATCTCCGGGTCAGAATCTTGCCTCAGCAGGAGCGGGTGCTCCAGTGGCGCCGTTCGGAGGTATCACGGGAACTGGATCGCAGTCTACTTACGGCTCCGTTCCGAATGAGCCTTCTGCGGTTAATATTCCTCTTGGCGCTCCAGTAGCAGAGGGACGAACCTTGTTCATCGAAGCTAATCTGGATAACGTCTTTGAGATTATGTGTGATAACTCTGTTGGAACCGGGGCTGCTTCTTGGACTCCGACGCAGGCTACTCTTGCTCCTGGAGCAAATCAGTTCGGCCTTACGCTTGATAGCGGCGGGAAGTTCTGGTATGTTGATCTTGGCGTAACAGGCGCTCATGCTGTTGTTCAGGTTGTAGGAATCAACCCCCTTGATGGTTTCATTGCGAATGCTCGTCTTCGTGTGAAATTCCTCGTAACGGCAATTCAGAATCTTGGTTAAGAAAGGAGGACTATCTAAATGGCACAAGTAAGAGCAAAGTTCCCGCAGTTGATGCAGACTGGTATGAAGAAGATCTGGTTCGACGCCATGCAGTACCAGTTGAAGAGTTCACGCTATCCTGAGGTCTTCCATGAGGAGACTTCTGATAGCCAGTATGAACAAGAGATGGAGATGGCAGGTATTTCTGCTCTCCAGGAGAAGCCGGAAGATTCTCCGACTGCGTATACGGAGATGATTCAGGGACCGTCCAAACGCTTTATTCACCTTACTTATTCTCTCGGAATCCGTACCTCGAAAGAGCTTATGGATGATGATAAGTATGGTTTGGTGAAGAAGGGTCCAGTTCTCCTCGCGCGTTCCGCCGCGTTTACGGAAGAGATGATTGCCTGGAATGTGTTTAACCTGGGCTTTACCTCTGCTGTAACCACGGGAGATGGGCTCTCTCTCTTTAACAACCAGCATCCTCTCCTCGGAGGCGCAGCGGCTACTAATCTGGCTCCTGGGGCTTCTAACGTGATTTCCCTCGCGGGAACCTGGCCTAATCGTCCTTCTACGGATATTGATTTTAGCGTCGCTGGTCTTCAGCTTGCTACGAATCATGCTGCTAGAATGATTGATAACCAGGGATTCCCGATTAACCTTCGGTGGAAGTATCTTATCACTCCTCCTGAGCTTCGGTTCCTGGTACGCGAGATCCTTGGGTCGCCGGGCAAACCTTATACCGCGGACAACACGATTAACTCGCTGTTGCCGGAGGATTATAAGAACCTGGAGATTCCGTGGCTTACCTCCCCCTCGGCGTGGTTCCTTGCTGCGGAGAAGGAAGATCATACTCTCCGTGTGTATCATCGTGAAAGGGCGAAGACAGATTTTGACGACGACTTCGACTCTGACGCGTTGAAGCAGAAGACAAGGCTTCGTATCTCTGCTGGCTCAACTCGTTGGCAGGGTGTATGGGGTACGAGCGGACCGTAGGGAAAGGGGATTCAAATGGGAGACGGACTTCGACATACAAATCTCACGGGGGCATGGCATTATTGCCCCCGGTGCGATGAGAAGACGAAGATCGGAGATATGCAGTGGCAAAGGGGATTACTCCTCTGCCCTACTTGCGCAGATAAGAAACTTCTAGGGGATAGAGAAATTGCCATCGCAGCGGTTTTAGAGGATGGGAAAGAAGAGCTCGCCCCAGTGGAGAAACTTCGTCTCCCATATGAGTACACGGAAACTGAGGATTTTATTGTTTAACAAGGCAGCGGTGCTGCTGAGAGGAGCTTTCTAATGGGCAATACTGAAGGTAAAGTAACTCAGAGTACGCCGAATACGGATTTGTGTATCTTCTGCGGGCCATCTGGTTGGGTGGATACTTCTGGGGGAGCAGCTTATACGCAGGTGGGACTTGGACTTTATTCCCTTCGCGTCCCTGCCGCAGCTGCATCTCAGTTTATCGTAGATGAGTTGGTTTTTAATCGAACAGGGGAATATGCGATTCCCTCTCTTGCGCAGGAACAATTTGGAACGGCGGCTGCGCAACCTGGGCCATCGCTGGTAGCAAATACCAGCAGCCCACTGGCTCTACCTCCTGGTTATCCCCCTATCGTGGCTGCAAACATGGCTACGATTGCGGGTTCTATTAACGGTACTGGAGTTGGAGTCCAGCGTGGGCCGATTAAGAAAGGAATGTACGCGACTTTTATTGATGTCATCTATCAAGTCAATGCAGTCGCTGCAACCCTTGCTCAATTCGGAGCTACGTTAACTGTCTGGGCGAATGGAGTTGCTCCGGTTGTTACCCCCATTGTTGCACTGGGTGTAAATGGACTTCTGCTCCCCGCCTCTGCTACTCCTTATGTAATCACCATCCCTATTCCCGGACAATTCCAGACTGCCCCGGATACGGAGATTACGGCCAAAGTTAATCTTACTGCCGGAGCTGGAGGCACGATTGATTTCTTCGGAACAGTTACTCGTTTCACGTATAACTTCAACTAAGGAGGCTTCAAGTGGCGAATGACTTCACAGGGAGAATCCTCCGAATCACAAATACAGGAACTATTCCACTGGCTAACTTTAAGGTAAAAGGTGGAAACTGGACTGGTGGAACTCCTGGGGATGTATTCACTCTTACTGACGTAGCCGGGCGATCTTATAGCTGGACATTCCCTACTGATGGTAGCGAGGTTGCTATCTATGAACTAGGATGGCTATCTGGCCCGGTTGTTATCGCTGCAATTCCACATGGGCAGGTTCTTCTGTATCTTTCAGCAAAATAAATCCAAAAAGGAGCTTCTATGGGACATATTAAAACCATTCCACAGGTAGATGATAAGGGCCAAGAGACTGGAAATATTAGCCTTGAGATTACCTATGGGGGAAAAGAAGCTCCATTTGGAGGGATGGATACGAGTGCGGCGCCGGCGTATATCGCACCGAACTGTGCAGTTTTGATGAATGGGATGCTGGTTGTGGATAATCAACTGGTATGCGTTACGTTTGAGAGTTTGCCAACTCCTCCTCTTTGGGGAGAAGCTACTGGAGTTTCGCTTTTGGCCGCAGGGTCGTTTTATTCTTCTACTTATGGAACGTTGAATTATATCCTTGGGGGAAAGGCAACTGTTGTCACTGGGCCTCCTGCGGGAGTTGATTATACATACTATATGACTGCATGGGTTCCTGTTATAGGAGGAACTCCTGTTATGGTTTATAATGATACGTTGGAGTATACACTATACAACGAACTCGTACTAGCAGTCTCAGCGTCTCTTACGCTTCCACTTCTTACAGTAGGGCAAGCTTCTATTGCACTTCAGGGAGCTGGGGCAGTTGTTACGATTGAGACGATTACTTCGTATAATGCCGCTGATCCTACGACGCTTACGTATCCGGGTCAGATCTTAACAGCTTCGATCTCTGGCGGAACGGGATATGCTCCTGGGCAGGTTTGTTACATTCAGCAAGGGAATAATGCCTCTGGAAGTGTTACGGTTGATACTGTAGGGACGGCGGGGAATATTCTTACAACTACGCTTAATCAGAATTTCTCTTTTACTACTACGAATCAGATTCCTTGTGCAAGTTGTGGATATGGGTATTCTGTCGGAAGCGCGGCTTTGGTAACTCCGGGGACTTTGAATACATCCCTGAAGATCACAAAGGGAATTAGCACTAATACGTATACTGTCGTATCTCCTTCTATCGAGACGATAGCAAATGCAAATGCGAATGGGACTGGATCTCTTCCTCTTATTGAGATTACTCGTGCTGGATTGTTGGTGCAGTTTAATACGACGACCTTTATAGCTTCTCCAGGTTCAGGATATGCCGTTGGAGATTACTACTACGTCGTACAAGGAGTTGATTCTGCGGCTGTATTTCTTATCACAGGAATTACCTCCTCTGGTGGTATCGTAACGGGAATCATTGTTAACTCTGGAACGCCAGGAGTATCTACTTACTCCGAGGGAACAACAGCAATGTTCGTTCCTGTTCCGATAACGCAAGTTATCAGTGATGCCTCTTCAGTTCTTACTGCGATGGCTACTGCTATTGATGGAGGAGGGACTTATGCCGCTGATCCAAATGTGATTGCATCCGTATCCTCCGATGGAAGCTCGCTTGTACTTTCTGCAGCGCTTCCCGGAGCAGCAGGGAATGCGATTGCAATTCAGGATTTATCCTTCATTACGGGAGCCACTACTCCGTATTACTACTTTCCCGCGAGAACTCCGTTATACCTTTCGGGGGGGAAGGATGCGTATACTGCGGTTAATTCTACAGATACCCCTCCGGCATCTTGTGTCGCTGTTGGCGGAACGCTTTATATCGGAAACGTAGGACCAGCGATTTTAAAATACGTTCCTGAGTCTTTCCAAGTCTCTACTTTTTACCAAGGAGTTAAGACACTAAGGCGCTTTGCTGGCTCTCTAATCGGCCTGGGAATGATCTCAGCTGCTGGAGTGGTTAATACAAACCAAGATATGATGTTTCTTTGGAGTGCAGCGCAGAATCTGGATATCTGGGCGCCTATAACTGCAACTGGGAATATTACAGGGGCTGGATTTGAGCAACTCGCGGATATCAATGACTTTCTCACGGGGTTGATCGTCTCGAATAATACGGCCTTTATTATCCGTTCACAGGGTCTTAGCTATGCAAGCGCACTTGCTAGTGGAACTAATCCATACCAGATCTCACATGTAGCTCTCGGGGATAAGGGAGAAGGGGGGCAGCTTCCAGCTCTTGTTACGCAGTATAATGAGAGCGGGGTTTTTGTAGGGAATACGGACATCTATCGCGTAGCAGGTTCGCTTACCTCCATTGGAACAAAGATTAAGGCTGCTTTTTATACAACCCTAGCAACCAATGCCGGGGCGCTGCTCTCCTCTGGAGCTTGTTCTGTTTACCTAGGAGGACAAGTTTTTCCCCTTGTGATTTTAGCTATTGAAGGGATGCTATATACATTCGTAGCTATGAATGATACCTGGGGGCAGATTGCATTTTATGATGCTGGAATACTCGTGCAGCTCCTTTGTCCCTTAGCGCTTGGGCCTTCTGTTTCTGGAGATGGAAATTTCTCCCAAACCGGAATGACATCGGTGCAGCAGACTCCTAGTATTGGGCGGAATGGAATAGTAGTCTCGGTGCTAACAGATGCAGTTCCTACCTCCGAAAGCCCTAGTGCCAGTTCTATTGTCTTTGGGCAGGAGGAGATTGCATTCGGAAGAGATATTACGATTGAATCTGTGTATCTTGCGTATTTTGCGGTAATCACAGCTCCACTTACCGTAACGGTGCTGATCTCAGGAGTTGTATTTTCAACCTTAGTTATCAACACATCCTCTCCTGGAGATGTTCCACAGGAGACTAAGGTGTTCTTTAACGCCCCTGGGATTTTTACAGCCCACTCTCCTCAGCTCTCTCTTGCGGTGCAGGCTAATAACTCAGAGGGAGTAGATCAGTTCTATTTCACGAAGATTCAAATGTACGGCTCCTTTGACCCGAATCAAAGCCCTGTATAGGAGGGGACATGGCACGTAGTGTAAATCCAGTGGACATGGCTATGGGGCTGCCTAGACAGCAGCTCCAGTGGGCGCAGTCTCTTCATAATGTTGTCAACGGGGGATTAGATCAGGGAGTTCCTACTGGAAAGGATTCCACTGGGAATTTTAATACCTTTACCCAAGGGAATGCGAATGGGGTTCTTGTCCGGGTAGGGGCATCTGGATCTACGGGGAATCAGTATACTTGGGGTTCCTCGAATGCCCCCCTTGTGATAAATCATGGCTTGGTGGATACGAATGGGAAACCAAGACAGCCAATCGGGGTTCATGTTGTGAATAAGAATAAGAGCTTGGATGTTTATCTTCCTGTAGCTCCGAATGAATCTACTATTACGATACATCCTACCGACGCTACAGCGCACGCAACGCTTTATATTTTCTAAGGAGGAGAGCCAATGGCACTTACTGTTTCGAGCTTTTATCCAGGAATCGCCGCCCTCCTCCAAGGGAGGCCAGCCGCTTCTTATCCTAGTCCTCCGGGAGTTTATATCCGGAAAGTTATTCTGGAATTGACGGAGGATTATAAGTTTCCAGGATTGCAGACTACAGGACCGGTGGTACAGTTTATCCCGTATCAAGCGGTATATGCACCCTCTTTCTTTCTCGCAACAGCGGATGCTACCCTTGAGGTTAATAAGGTAGATTCCTTTTTCATCTATAACTACCCCTATGCGGGTATCACGTCGAATCAGAGTAATAGTGGATATAACCTTCGCTTTGCTACTATTGATACGATTGAAGTTCTGATTAACACTCCAGGGCTTCCGCAGAAGTGGACAAG